GCATCCGTGTTGTCAACCTTTTGCCACTCAACACCATTTGAAATCACCCAGTCACCAACATTGAAATCAATGCTATTGTAAGTGCCTGCAACGTCAACAATGTAATAATCACCCTGTACCGTGGTAGCGGTTGGAAGTGTTGGAGTGTTTGTGTTAGCGTTCCAAGTGCCTTGGTAGCTTAATTGCCCAATGATTGAAGCTGGCAAGTATGTTTCCAAAATCTTGCCTCCAGAATCCAATGGGACGTAGCCGTTAGCCACACCCTTGTTAACCAAGAACTCAGCCGTTGAATTTATGGTACTGATGCTGCTGGTGTTGGTAGCAATGTCAGTGTCGTTAGACGAGATACTGGCCGTGTTGGTGTCAATGTTACCCTGAAGCGTGTTGTCATCTGCCAACCTTGTGGCTGCTTCAGCATTTATGTTAGCTTGAAGCGTAGTGTCAGCAGCAGCCCTTGTAGTGGCCTCTGCATCAATGTTCCCCTGAAGCGTTGTATCTGCCGATGTCCTGTTGGCAACCTCATTAGTGATGGCCGTAGCGTTGGCCGTAATGTTGGTGGTGTTGGTGTTAATCAAAGCAAGATTAGCCGCTTCATTGCCGTCAATCTTTTCAACTGCCTCAAGAATACTATCGGTAGCTGCAACAACTCCTGCTGCACTTGAGAAGCCAGTCAGTACCTTTCCAATGACGGCTGAATTTAATACCGTAGTGGCATTACCCACAGAAGTCACCTCTCCTGTCAAGTTTGCGTTGGTGACAACCGTTGTGACAGCACCAACACTTGTGACCATTCCTGTTAGGTCTGGCATTGTATTGTTGTCAACGTACAATTTCACCGCAGCACTGGTCGGTATTGTGGTGTCATTGTCAAAATTCTGAATACCATCTGCGGCTGTAACGAACTGAGTGATCACCACGCCTGTGGCCGTGTCTTTCAAAGACCCCCACTCAAGTATGGCAGTCACCTTAAAATCACCAGCCGTATTCAAGTAAAGACCAGACTGATTACCAGACCCATCGGTCAACTCCTTCAATGCCGCAGTCAACGCAAGATTGTCTACCGTCTTTAGAAGGGCTGGGTATGTCGCAGATATTTTGGTATTAAATAGAGTTGCCATTGGTGCGTTTTTTGATTTTTTTGTTCTTATTTTTTCTAATAAAGGTTCTCAATTTCTCAATGTTGACCTTCTTAACCTTATACCCTTTCACAGAACCCATCCGTTGAATGTTGCATCATATGAAGGATAGAGATCATCGTTGCTGTTGGATGTGTATTCGGGGAACAAGGATTCGTTGAACGACATATAATCAATGAACCTTCGTGAGTACCATTCGGCATTTGTCCTTGCCTTCTCAACGAGGTAGTCAACTTCCTCTTTGGAAACACTTTCCGAATTTTCAGAACGATGCTTGTACATACCGCCATTGCGTATTTGATAGCTTGCAAATGGAATGTAATCTACTTGACTGAACCATATAAGCATCGGGACAACGTAGTCATTCAGTAGGGTTTTCCATCGGGCGTTTGCGGGCAAATCAATTCCTGCGACAAGGGCTGCCGTCAGGCCATCGTACATCTGAGTTCCAAGGTAGTTTTGGATATGAATTTCTTGTGCCAGTTTGATGAACTGAATGAACTTGTCTGTGTCCACATTCCCATCCATAATGGAGTTTCGGACTAAATCGGTGCGGTTGATGAATAATACTGTTGCCATTGTTTCTATTTTACTCCAGGATAATGTCCTTGATTGGGCATATTGATAGGTGCTATTTTTGACTCTGCCGTTCCTCTTGGGTTTTTAAGATACGAGGCTGGGATAGTCCTTGTTCGCTTGTAGTTTTTCAAGTTCTTTGAAGGCTCGGTGTTGCTTTCTAAACGGTACAAAACCCTGACCCATTTGTGACGGCAATAGACCCCACCCTTAAACTTGAACAGGTCATAGGCTTGGCCTTCGTGTCCCAATTGACTATTGACTCCTGCCCTGCTTGCTGCATCAATACCTTCCAATCTGTAGACCGTACCCCCTGCGGAAAGATTCATCATATTTTTACAGAAAGTGCGTGGTTCATTACCATCTTTCAATGGCTTCCTTGATCCAACTGCATATTTGTAACGCACCTTGTAATTCTTGCTGTCTAAATAGCTAAAGCCATTTGGCTTTGATGTAATCTCGTCCTTCAGTTTCTGCAACAATGACTTCTTTTCTGCGATGCAAATAGTTGCCCAATCCTCATCGCTAATGTCTTGTTCATCTTCAAGTTCATCCACAACAATCCAGTCCTCTGACATTACTTCGCCTTGAAGGTTCTCTAATATAGATGCACCATCTTCATCAGATAGAAATTCAGGTGATTGATTAGACATTTCAACCCCAGTTTCTTCTTCAATATCTTCCTTGTCTTGAATGTCGCTATCTACCTCTGTAAATTCAAGCGGCTGTAAGGTCGTGAAGTATAGGTTTAAGGCTATATTGTTGTAAGCAAGTATCTGGTCAAAGGAATCAATCAAAAGTTCCTGAAAAGGTCTAATAACGGTATTGTCCATCAATAAAGAAGAATTTTTAATTTCTTCGGCATTACTTGAGAAGCCAGTTGCTGAACGAATGCCCAGCAGGAATGGCGAAACTATCCGATGAGCAACCTGAATCTTAGATGACGATTCCGAACTAAGAAATTCATATTGGTTATGTGCATCACTTAATTGAACAGGAGTGATTTCGGCTTGACTCTCTTTGTTGTCATTAAAAGCCAAAATGAACTTTCCCGCATTGCTTGTCCCTGAGAACTTTTGTGCAATCTTATTCTCAATCAACTGCCTTTCTTGCTGGTTTGGCGTTCCGTTGTTGAAGTTGATTAACATACTGGGACTCAGGCCGTTAAGTATGTTATTTAGATGATAATTGCTTACTTCTTCCTCTAATTCCGCATACTGCAAACCTCCCTGATAATCAACAGGAGAGTAGTAATAGAACCCAGCCTTGTAGGGCTTGATGTACAGAATCTCAATGTTCTCTTTGGATAGTCCAAAAGCTGGGATTCTTAGAGGCACATCGCTGCGCTTGATATTTGGCCAATCTTTGAAATAATAGTAGGCAGGAACTTCACCGTCTTCGTTGCATTTTTCTGCACGCAATGTTTCAATAGGCATATGCTCAAGTTGAGCAATAGACCTTCTGTCTTTGGAATAAATAACCTGAACCGCACACTGACCCATTAGCTTCAGGTCATAGCATAACTTTCTTACAACGTCCTTCTTAAACAAAGACACCATATGAGCATACTCGTTAGGCTTTCTGTTTGCGTCTGTAGCGTTCAGTCCTTTGCCATAAATAGCTTGACTAATTCCATTGATGGCTGCGTTGTTTGTTGGGCTTCCATTATAGCGATCAATGAGATATTGAAAGTAGTTGTTGTCCGCTCCATACTCAATGTAATCTTTGCCAGAAACTTCTTTGATTTCAGGACTGGTATAGGTGCTTAAGTTTACAAATCCAAATTCTGAGGTTTTTGAAACCTTTTTGAATTGCCCCTTGTTGTTTCTCTCTTGTTTTTTCATCGTACTGTATAAGTATTATCCGAACCGTTGTATTCAATGTAAGTTTCAGGTACGCCTTCGTCAAGCGTTTCATTATTTATGTAACCATCATATTCAACATATTGGCCTTCATCCAATTTGTAGTAGTCATTTTCCGACTCGTCTATAGTTTGGTCGGTACAAAAAATCTTATCACGAAAGATGTCATTGATGTGGTCGGCTGCTAAATTCCAAATAACGTCATACATATTCCAAAAATTGCTATTGGTTTGCCAAGTGTCCGAGTCAATATAAAGTCGCAAATCAAAAAAATGACCTTCAACCAATACAGGAAAGAACGCCTTGCTGAATTGTAGATAGTTTCCATTTGTTACGCCTGTGTTAGAATTGTAGACCACTTCCACATTAGTTTGGTCATCTCTAATAGACATTGCAAACTCACTATTGTCATATTCCCTCGGAATGACCGAAAGGGTTTGAGCCGCAGCCGTTGTGGTGAGAATTATCATACTCTTATATAACGCACAAATCAAGGCAATTTGTAGAATGGCCTATCCAAAAAAAAAGCCCCCGATTAAGGAGGCTTGATTTTTAACTAAAACACAAATTTATCAAGGGGCTGGTGGGGCAGTTGCCGTTGGGTCAATTTGAGTAGCATCACCTGTGACGGCTGCGGCCAAGAAGAATGGAGCAGCTTCTTCCATTCCTTCAAATGTAAGTGTGAATCCAGAAAGGTCACCAGCGGCTGCGCCTGTTACAACAGTACCGCCTGTGCATTCCATTCCGTTTTCATAACCACAAAGGAAGCTGTTTCCATAATAGTCCTCAACCACAATGTATGGGCGAGCAACTGCAAGGGTTTGTAATTCGTCCTGTGTCTGAGCATCAAGGAACGTCAAGGTCAAGTTCAACGATTGCGTATAAAAGGTAGTCCCATTCTCCCTGCTGCTTGTCACAGTAGTTTCAAGAGAGGAATTTCCTTTCACATCGTATTCGTACCAAGTTGCCGAGCCAGTAGTGGTAGCTTCTTTGGTGGTAGCATCAATTGCAATAGCGGTTAGAGAACCGTAGTCAGCAAAATAAACTGTTTTAATGCCTCCAAAGGCACTTTTGCAGGGGACTTTCCGTCCAGTAGTTAGTAAGCAAGCCATATTTTTGTATTTGTATTAAAAAAAAAGGGGCAAGTAAGTCAATACCCACTTACCCCTTGTGTTGTTATTATGCAATTAAGCGTACTCACAGATATCCGAAGCGATGCCAAATTGGACAGCACTGGTGAAACGCATCACGATTCTCACATTGTTAGAAGCATCCAAATCCGCCATATCCAACAACTTAACTTCGTTGGTGCTGTTTAGAAGACCAGTACCGAAGTAAAGATTGCTGCGTTCTGCGGCATACATCTTGTCAGCAGACATACCTGGGCAAACAAAGATTTTCACTCCGTTGACCGATAGGCTTCCGTTATTCCACCATTGCGTTCCTTGTGAATTTACACCATTAGCACCAAGACCAGAAGCAGCAAAACCGCCAAGTGCTTGAACGTAGAACTTAGCTGCGGCAGAACCTACATAAAGGAACAAGTCTTCTTTGCCATAAAGAGAAGCAGGAATTGCATCAACTACTTTAGACATCTCAGCAATGATATTAGTGGCATCCAAACCACCAGCAACGGCAGCTACTTGTTGTGCTGCTGGAATATCACCTGCGGCTGCGGAGGCTGCGATTAGCTTCTCAAAACCATCAAAGGAATTAACTGAACCAGCTGCGGTGTCCCCTCTCCAGATATTTTGCTCCGTGTTCTGGGCAACTTCCGCTGCAACGTGGGCCAACATAAAGTCGGAGAACTTAGGAGGCATCGTCTGACCAAGACCGTAGCCCATTGACTGACTTTCCCAATCGTTAACGAAATCATACTTACACAATTGTAGGTTGACCTGAAGTTCAACTGGCTGAATGATGCGCTCAGTTAGAGTGACAGTGCTGGTAGGCGTGAAGTCACAAGAAGCGGATGCAACTAAACTGCTTGTAGCAAGTTTCTTAATTACCTCCTTGAAGGAGATGTTTGCCTTTACCGTTAGACCACCATCATCAATAGTGGAAGCTGAAAGAAGTGATGCCGCTATATAATCGCCTGCAAATTCGCCCGCATAAGTGGTCGTAATCGCAGTGACGGTTGCCAAGTTTACTTTTTTTGAATTACTCATCTTTTTATTTATTTAGTTTTGAAAGTACTCTTTCAAGCGAGGTGGTGTTGAATTTACCCTTGCCAAATTCTCGCTTGGTTGCCTGTTCAGCTTTAGCTTCGGGATTGTGTTTAAT